AGCGGACAAGTCCACCCCAGCAAGCAATGATCAGCAGAACCAGCCAGGACATCCCGGCAATGCTCTCTTTGTCTTGCATACGTTTAGCCATAGTTACCGCCTCCGATGAAAGATCGGGAAGCTGTGTGTTTGAAAGGGTCAGGCCCGTCGGGCTGGATTTAACAACGAAGCGTATCGGTGATGATTCCCGCGGGACCTGATAATAAAAAAGCCCGCAAAAAGGCGGGCAATAAGCATGAGGGTAATAGCAATGTCGGTGATGACCGAAAATACCCTGGCTGGGTCTGGCGGCCTGCGACGCTGTTGCAGCAGCGCCCCTGATGGATTGGATTATGAGCCCGTCATCAGGTCAGGCCATTATCTGGTGCACCATTCAGGACTCGAACCTGAAACCGATAGCTTAGAAGGCTATTGCTCTCTCCGGTTGAGCTAATGGCGCTGAATTGGTGCCGGCTAACGGACTTGAACCGCTACCCATTCGCTTACAAGGCGACTGCTCTACCATTGGAGCTAAGCCGGCTAATTTGGTGGAGCCCGATGGAATCGAACCATCTCCTGATACTCTTCAGGCATCCGCGCGAACCATCTACGCCAGAGCTCCGTAATTTGGCGGGACGACGTGGAATCGTACCACGATAAGCAGGTTAACAGCCTGCCGTAATGACCTTTATACGATCGACCCTCAATCTGGCTCAGGACTCTCGCGTATGAGCTTCAACGTGTAGTGCGACACGTATTCACTCAAGAGCCCTGACCGGATTGCAGAAAGCAAAAAGCCCAAGGCATTAACCTCGGGCTTGAAATTTTTGTTTGTCGACAATCGAAGCTATGGCGACGATATCAGATTTACATGAAATATATGCCTTTCAGTTCGGTTTTGCAAGACTTACATCTAAATTTGTCGCCTTTTGTTGTGAACGTGATCGCGTTACCGATATGAGAGAGTCGCTATCAAGCTTCACAAAACTGCTGCGCAGCGCCAGCCAATGAGGGAGGTAGGTTTCTGTCCATGTGGACTTTGCTACTCCAACCAGCTCCGCCAGCGCCTGATATTCATACGTCTCCCGCCCTGCCAGCTCGGCTTTGACGTCCTGCGCCGCCAGCCAGATAAGCTGACGAAGGCGATCAACCGTTTTCTTTGCAATGCGCACACCGGCCAGCTTCTCGCTGAATTGCTCCCATGCCCACCGGGTGATCGTCTCCTGGTGCTCCCAGCGGATATTGTCGCTATAGTTCCAGAGCAGCCAGGATTTCTGATGTTCTTCCAGTGACAGCAGTGCGCGGCGCCAGCTGGCTGTCGAATACTCAACCGGCAAAACAAGGGCGATTGCTGACCCTTTGGCGCGCGACTGCTTCCCGGGCACCGGCGGATTACTCGGCCTAACCATTCTACCTGTCGCCGGATCGACAACCTTCATCCGTTTACTGCTACGCGCTGTCGCCTCAAACATCGCGTTTTCCGCAAAGGCTACCAGTTGCCCTTTCGTCGCGCCGCTCAGATCGGCGGTGGCCACTATCAGCTGCTGGCGAACATACTGGAGGTATTGGGTGTTAATCATGCTGTCTCTCCCAGGGTCTGATAGATGCGAACGAAATTCTTGAGGATGCGGTAGTCAACCAGCACGGTGCCGCTGCTGCGTAAAAGGCGAAGCTTTATCCAGCGGTCGCGGATGCGTTCGATAACGTCACGGCTCATTTGGCCTCCGCCATAAGCTGGTCATACGTCAGGTAAAGGCCCCAGCAGCTAAACAACACATATGCCTTAACGACGGCCATTTCCTCGTTGTTCCACCGACAGAACCATCTGATTGCGCCCATAACCTCGCTCTCTATCTGATGCGGTCCGTTCAGGTGGATGGTATAGACCACGTCATCAAAAACAGCAGCAGTGGACATTGGGTATTGGATTTTGCTCATGCGGCCTCCCGTTGTTTTATGAGCGCACGGCGTAGCGCGCTGTAATGGCGCCTGATGCCTTCCAGTTCTTCGATGGTGTATCGGTGAGGGGTGTTGTTGTTTTCGAGTGCCTCGACGCGCTCAGCGCCGATTTTCTCTATGAGCGCTGCCCTGTAAGGGATTGCGTTGCTTGAAAGCTCGTCATTACAGCGATGACATTGTTTATGTATATTGTCCTCGTTGTACCTGAGGTGTGATGCCGCCCCTCGGGATCTGAAATGGCCGGCCTCCCACTGAACCGTGTCGAACGTTCCGCAGCTGATGCACGGCAGATCGTGGTCACGCTCGCGGATATAGTCGTTAACGACACGCTGGGTCATATCTTCCCAGTGCCTGAGAGGTTTCACGGCTGCTTTGCGCTTGCGCCAGGCTGCGCGCTCTTTCTTCGCTTTTTCCTGGGCCTGCTTTTCGCGCTTCTTCTCCAGTTCCTGCATGGCGAATTCAGCGCCATGCTCAGGGCAGCACCAGCGGTGATTCTCAAATGCCGCGGTAAACTTCGCCCGGCAGATTTTGCAGCGACGCTGAGTACGATTAAGCATGTGGCCTCCTTGCTCTCAGGCAAAGCCACTTCTTGTCGACCAGACGGGCCGTATAGCCTTTCAATGTTGGGATATCAGACGGCTTAACTTCAACCTTGCGCTTGCGGCGCGCCGGAACGCGGAAGATTTCGTTGGTGATGACGCGGGAAAGTGGAGTGGACATCAGGCCTCCTGCTTATCGCGCAGCTGCTGGTATTCGCAGCTCTGCGGAATGGTCAGGTGGCAGCCGATATTCATAGCCCATGCTTCAACTTTGCACAGGAAGATGTACATCTCTCCGGTTTCCAGATCAGACGTATGGCGGAGGGATTGAACCGTGGTCACCTCTCCGGACACGACGTCTACCCGGTCTTTGCTTTCGTAACCGAGATAGGTGTGCTTCATCGCGTCTTTGACCCACTCAGGCGTAGCGAACGTCTTGTCGCGGGCGATGAGGTAGTCGCTGATTTCCGTGTACCACATGTGGCTTAGCGCGTTCTGCGACAGGCTACGCTTCTCGCGCCACGGCTTAACCTGCAGGCGGAAGCACTGACCAGCATCCAGCAATGGCTGAATCTGCTGGCCGATGGCCGCGAAGTTGCCGCGATGGAGTTTGATGCCGTCTACTGGCAGAGTCATACGGCCCCCTTAACGGAAACCGCAGAATGCTGAAAATCGCAGGTGCATTTCTGCATCTGTGACAAGGTGAGGAGTTCAGATTGTGGTCGCATTTAAGTCCCCTTAAATGCGCAGAAGTCACCGGAGTTGTTCAGGCTCCGATGACCTTATTATGGCAAAGTGATTTTCAAAAATCAAAACTGACAAGTCAGCCTTTTGACGCGCGATTTATTTCATTAGAACGCTTTTTAATGTCATCGTTAAACTCATTGATTCTGTCAATTTCAGCATCTGTTAAGTCTCTGTCACCAGCATCTTCAATGATTTTACCAATTTGTTTTGCATGTTCTGCGATGGATTTTGAATGTTTAGAGATACCTGCCTTCTGGCCCTCTCCATTTGAATTCATTGTCATGTTCATTCCTCCTTCCTTAGGTAAACCGGATCGCTACCTTTCGGTAAAGTTATCGACTTCTCTCGATAAAACTTCAGGCGCTCAAGAAAGTAATCTCGCAGATGCTCGGGCTGCTCTCTGGCGACCACCTCGGGACTACCGGCATATTCAGACGCACTTTGTACGCGACGCCGGACGCGGCAAGGTCAACGTTAACCTTGTCCTGCTCTTCCTGGCTTTTGACTGCAATATTGTATTTTGACATTAATCTGCGGTCCGCCCTCTTTTTTTTCGTGTTTCATAGGGCGATCTGTAGGTGTCAACGGAAAGCACTTCTTTCTCTTCAAATCGCTTGGCATTAGCGATATCAAGTTGAAGCCAGATTTTTTTATGCCGCTTCCGCGATGCTTTGAGCTTTTCGGCAGGTGTCATTTTTTTGTTTGTCATAAAAACCCCCTCTGCTTTGGAGGGGATTGTAGCTTGCTAACAAACCACTATCTAGAGACAAACGTATGGCTGTGGGGCCCACACGGAAATTAGCTGCTCAATCCTCTCATCATCTAATGGTTCAACATCCCCATAAGTTGCTATGAGGTATGTATTACCATTAACCGATAAATGCTCTTTAACCAAAAATTCCTCAAGGGTAATTGGCTCTACCTTTTTATGTGAGGTTGGATCTCTGTGCGTGACTAAAGGTTTTGCGTATAGCATCGTGCGTCCCGCATGACCATCAGAATCGAGCTCTTTAAATTTTTCATATTCTCCATTCTTAATGGAACCATCACGGCATCCGCCAAAAGTAATGAAGTCATACTTATCAGATGTAAACATAAATTACCTCGTTCAGGTTGTCGATTTCAAAGTCTATATTGCACTAAATCCCACACTCATAAAATTTACAAATGCCGTTGGTCCACGTCATTTACTGCGCGGCTTTGAGTGGGTTGGCACTTATGAGACCCCATAGATACGCCATTCGCCATCTTCATACCGTACATGGCCAACTTTCCTTCACCAACAGCTAGGTCCAATAACTCTTTAGCTACCAGGATGTCTATGCCCTTCTCCAACATCTGCACTCATACAGGTATCCAGGCATACGGAATTTTCAGAGGGAAGTATTACATAAACGGCAGCCATGCTGGTTTCCTCATGTACATTACCGATGCCGCGCAGAACCAAGAGGTCGAGAACAACATCCGCCATGCGATGAAAGCGCCAAAGAGCCAGGCAACCTCCGAAATCTATTTATGTACTCCCCCAACGGGAAAAAAGACAGCATCCAGATCATCCCATTGTCAGAGGTGGCGGCAAAGGATGAGTTTCTGAATATCAAAAACGTGAGCCGGGATGACATGAAGGCAGTACATCGTGTACCACCGCAGATGATGGGGATTATGCCGAATAATGTTGGTGGTTTTGGCGATATTGAAAAGGCGAGCAAAGTATTTGTTCGTAACGAACTACTCCCTTTACAAAAAAGGATACAAGAATTTAACGACTGGTTAGGTGATGATATCTTACATTTTTCGACATATTATTTTGAATAAATAAAAGAGAGGGCTTGCCCCTCTCACACCAGAGTGGGTATTTTTTGCTTATATTTAGTTAGCAACAGCCTACAAATACTCTTAGAATTATTTTCTGATGCTGACTTAAATACTTTCTTTGCCAATGAGATTATCAGGTTATTATTACAAATTAAACTTTCAAGCATATCTCCGTTATTTCTCAACAAAAGGCTGTTTTCATTAATTACTTTTCTAACTCGCCTTATTTTCTCCTTAGTTAAACCATCAAAACACCAAGCGTTATTAGAAAATTGATAGTTCACCTCATTTCTTATTACTGTTGGGCTAAATGTATCGTTTGCTCTTTTTATAAAACCTAAATGTTCTGATAAGGAAACTGCTGTTTCAGCATATTCTTGAATATCAGCATTAGTTTCTAAAATAAGCCGTTCCACAACAGAAACCCATGATGCCCAAGCATCAATATGAGATCCTCCTTTTTTATCTTTTTTTTCAAGAGTAATATTTTCGCATGCGCTATCATAGCGCATTAAATTCAGACCACTTTCTAGATTATTAAATACATTCCCAGTCATATTTGACCTAAGAATAGTGCGTAATGTCGGCTTATCAACGTTTGTTAAACTTAACCCTGCAATACGGATGAGGTAATGTACTGCGTAATATGCAGAATAATAATGCTCAACAACTTGCCATGATAAATTTTCGTTTTCTTCAGACTGTGACCTGTTCCAAGATACCATTGATGCGAGAAAAAACCTATTGGCTTCCCCCGCCATATAATAAGCAAACTCTTTGGAATCAATCATTCGCAGAGAAATCTTTTGGTGTGGAGGTGGAACAACATTTGTCAATGTAAAATTTAAATCATCCAGCTTTTCAATTGCTCTTCCGTGTGCAATCTTACCAGCCCCTAAAATCGAGGGGCAAGTTAATTGCTTAAACAAACGTTCTATTTTTACTAGATTTGTCATATTACAATATTTCTTTTTAACAACTTGTTGTCTAGTAATTCTATTGCTTTTACTGTGGCCCTATTATTTAAAACCGTAGCTATATTTCCATTAAGACTCCGCTTGAGATATTTTTTGTGCTCGCTAATTAAACTCGAAGATTCTGGTGAGTTGTCAAATATCATAGCAATTACAGCTTTACTATGCCCTACTAGAATTTTGAAGGAAGTAGGTTTAATGATTACCTCATCGAAATTAACTCCCTGAGAGTTGAGCAGATCTTGTGCAGCAAACAAATACGCATTTACAATCTCAAACAGGCGTTGAGGGCTTGAAATATCGAAAGACCTCAATATAAGCTTAAATGCCTCATAAAAAGTAACTTTTGAAATAAAGTGTCTTTTTTTCTCAAAACGAGACAACTTCCCAGCAAGAGCGCTAGTGGAATTGCTTTCAAACAAAGTAAATATTAAGTCTAAAAGCTCTTCTTCTGCATTTTCTGTTTCAGCTAATTTCTTTATATCCAAAAGCAATTCTTTTGGGACAGGTTTTTGAAGCGTGTTAACATCAATAAACAATCTTGCTTCATCTATAGGATTTAGCTCAGAGAAAATCACTACAGGAATTCGTAATTTCCTATCATCAAAACCTTGTTCATATAGTTTTCTAAACCCATAAGCACGATGTTGCCCATCTATAATGAGAAATGATTTTACATCATTTTTGAAACTTAACGTCTTCTTTTTACTATTATATTCAAACTCAGAAGATGGTTGCGCAGACAATATAATACTAGAGGGAATTACCCCACCATTAATAATATAATTTGCAATCGACTCTGCCCTTGTTTCATCCAAGCTCCGTTGAAATCCATCTTGTGGATCTTCAGAACGAGGGTTTGGTGAACAACAACCAGCGATAACATCAATTGGCAACGTTAGGCTGTAAAATTTGTGCTTACCTTGAATAATTAATGAAGCGCTAAAAGATTCCTTCATGATCCATCCACTGTCATTAGTATATGAATTACTACGGCCGCATCTGTCCGGCCGTCATTCAAATCGACCTTAATTATGAGTGTACGTTAACATGAAATTGCTTGCAGTTGAAATATCTTGCGCGCGCTCGTATCCCCGCCACGCCTGCCCGCTTTGTGTAGTGGTTTTCATGCACATGCATGAAATATGAAAACCCTCGCCAGTACTGGCGGGCGGGGGCTAAAACGCTCCATAAACGATACCGACAGAAGAGTCCAGGCCCGTTCCGGTGCGAATCTCTGAAAAAGTGCAACCGGGATTACTGCCGATAAAATTGATGACGATTTGAGTTCCGGATATACGTTTCATTGAATCAGCCCCTTTTCTTTGCCAATCAGGTATTCGTCCCGCAGCCACTGAGCCGGGGTTAACGCGCCGAGTGATGCGGCACCGGGCATGCAGCCAAAGCTTTTGCCTTCCGGGTGAAAACCCTGCTGACGGCTGACATGGTTTGTCGGAATTGCTTCCTGGTTGTTCTCCAGCGCCAGTACCGGTGACGGTATTTGCTCTCCGGCAGCGACTTTAAGCGCCCAGTCTTCCAGCTTTTTGGCGGCATATTTCTCGGTTTCTGCCTCGCTGAGCTGGCGCTGATACATTGCCCGCCGGGTATCGGTAACAATCCAGTACATAACCGGGTGCGACCATGGGAAACGCTCTGCGCCTCCGGTGTGAAGCCCCTTCTCGCGGTTGTAACGTTGAAATTCACCCATCACGTCAGCCAGCTTGATACCGAGTACTGTGCCGCTGTCCTTGCACCACTTGATGAACTGGCCCGGCGATGGCCAGAACGGCGATTCACTGGCTCTCGCATGGCGCACACCGGCGGATAACTGTTCGCGGGTTCGGATGCCGTTTTCCGAAAATGCCGCTATCCATTGCTGCTTAGCCACTCGCTCGTCAGCATCGGACCGGAGGTTGGTTTGCGTTGCAGCCGGGAAAATCTGCTTCAGCTGCATGAACAGCGCGTCAACAAGGCGCTCAGCGTCTGAATTCACAACCCGGCCATGCTCAGGGTTGCCCCCGGCCATGCTTGCCATCGCTGCGCCATCCCGATTGTTTATTGCGCGGTAGAGTTCAGGTTTCACAGGAAATCCCTCCATGCATCCGGGCTGTTCCAGTGGAGGCCTTCCTGCCCGGAATCGCGACTGCGTTTCGCCTGCCCGTCAGGTTCAAACAGGCCCTGCCAGCCATTGGCGATGCTTCGGTTAATAATTTCTTCAGGCGCGTATCCGTTCAGCCTGCAGCGGTCGAGCAGGTTGATGGCTTGCGTCACGGTCTGCTGAGACTTGATCGGCTTTTTCAGGTCACGACGGTATTCAACCCATGAAGACCAGGTGACTACGGACAGCCAGTCAGGCAGCTGAACACTGGATGCATCGAACGAAACCGCCCGGGGGGATTTAGGGGTTTTATTGCTATTGTCTTTATTGTCTTTTGTATGTTTGTCTTTTGTGTTTACCTGATTTGGGTAATAGCCGTTACCTGATTCGGGTAAACATTTCTTACCTGATTCAGGTAAATTTACCTTTTTCAGGTAAGGTTTTTTTTCTGTACCTTTTACAGGTAAAGATGACCATTCGCTGACCGTTTTATTAATCCCGATAACACGACCGGTTTGAGTTAATATCCCCCGCTTAACCAGGGCGCTTTTTGCAGCTGAGCACTTATGCGGGAGAATGCCGGTCAGCTCTGAAATCTGCTCGTTACTGACCCAGTCAGATTTCTTATTGAAGCCGTATGTTTTGCGCATGACAGCCATGAACACCAAAAGCTGATGCTGCGACAAACCTGCATGCATGACAGCCTCAAGGAGCTCATTGGCGATGCGCGTAAACCCATCGTCGAGATCTGCCACTCGCAGCTCCTGTATTCCCGAAACTACATCAGGAAAGTTGAGAATTTTTGCGGTATTTGACATACTTACTCCCGTTACTTGGCGTAACACAGTGTCTTGAAAGCCGTAGCTGCTACCAACAGCGCGGCTTTCGCCTTTATTGAGACTTCCCATCACATAACCCCCAGCATCGATGTCACCATCGTCATCAGCGGCCCTACCTGCTCCGGCATGAGGCGGAACAGCGAAGCTATACCCTCGCTTACCTCTTTCAGCTTCTGATGCTCTGGAGCGTCCAGCAGCACGGCCTGTTTAGCTTCAGCACACTCTTTCATCGCGGATGCGATCAGCGACATCTTGTCGTTCTGTGGCGCCAGGCGGTTTCGATACTCCAGCGGCAGGACGGACATGATTGCCGGCGCCAGCTGGCGAATGTTGTTGGAGGCATATTCGGTATCGCCATCAATCCAGCGAAACACCTTCTGCATCTGGCGGTGCGAGTCAGTCGGGATATCCAGCCCGGTGCCGCCGGTAGCCCGCCACTCTTCCACAATCAGCGCCGCAACAAATTCACGGCTGCGGCAATCAGCTGCCCAGGCGCGAACAGCTGCGCGGATCCCATCGATGTTTAACGCCCTGGAATCAGGTTCCCGGCGATTCTGGTAAATCATCGCCGTTGGCGAAAATTTGTTACCTTGTTGATACGCAAGTGAATGCATTGCTTTCCCTTTCGTGGTTAGGCCGCAGTATCACGCGGCGATGCGAATACCAGGCTTTCTTTTAGGACCGGAGCCTGGCGGTGAAAATTCTTCGTGCCTTTCTCGATAGCAGATGCCATTTCTGGAGATGCCCGGCGATTTCCGTAGGCGATCTGGTCCAGGTAACCTGGCGTCGTGTTAGCCAACTTTGCGAGCTGCGCCCATTCGTCGGTAGTGGCGGCCTTGCGCCAGCGGTGTAGTTCAGTGCTCATTGGTGTCTCCGGGTGAGTCGTTTGATTTGGAGTTTAGCGTTATGCTAAATACTACGCAAGCATCATTTAGCAATTTGCACATTTATCATTTTGCTAAAAGCAGTAACAATGCAGGTATGGAAAATAAAGAAATCAGAAAAGCCAACCTGGAAGCGCTGTACGAGAAGCGTCAGCACGAGTCTGGAATGACCAAAGCGCAGTTTGCCGAGCTCATCGAGACAAGTCCGGCTGCGCTTAGCCAGCTACTGGGACCAAACCCTCATCGCAATATCGGCGATAAGATGGCTCGCAAAATTGAAACTGCGCTTGATCTGCCTTTTGGCTGGATGGATGTTTTACACGCCAGTGAAGAACCTTCGAACGTTGCATTTCGAGGACTGAACGAGACAAAAGGAAGTTATCCTGTAATCAGCTGGGTAAGCGCGGGGCAATGGATGGAAGCTGTAGAACCTTATCACCGAAGAGCGATAGAACGCTGGTATGACACGACTGTTGACTGCTCAGAAGATTCATTCTGGCTGGACGTTAAAGGGGATTCTATGACCTCCCCGGCTGGACTGAGCATACCCGAGGGAGCAGCGATACTTGTTGATCCTGAAGTCGAGCCGCGCAACGGAAAGCTGGTTGTCGCGAAGCTAGAAGGCGATAACGAAGCGACCTTTAAGAAGCTTGTAATCGATGCCGGCAGACGCTTCCTAAAGCCCCTTAACCCCGCATATCCAATGCTAGAGGTTAATGGAAACTGCAAAATCATCGGCGTTGTGGTTGATGCCAAAATACTAAATATCCCATAACCTCACGCAAAACCCCTCAAGCCCGCCATCGCGCGGGCTTTTTTACGTCCCGAATTCCTTCGCTGTAAATTTTTAATCGCTTATTAATCAATACGCTAAATAAAACCATTCAATAATTTAGCATTTTGCTATTGCGCATAATTTAGCATCACGCTAAATTTACCCCATCGAAACGAAACATCGACAGCTGAGCGAAGTTAGCCAGCGGCAAAGTGGAGGTTCGGTCAGTCGAACGGCGCGACAGTAAACCATGCGTCGGACGCCCGGCGGGCTCAGGGAGAGCGGCAATGGTGCGTAATCAAACGACCTTCATACCTCAGTCGCTTCATCGAGGCGGCTTAGTTATGACAACCGGCGGCCATCCACCGCCCATTAGCGCAGAAGTCTTTCTTGTTCCGCTGGCCGGCGATAAGGCAACGAGGGTGATATGAATCACGATGAATTTGATGATGGTCGTTGCGGTATGTCGCGCCGGTGCTGGCGAAACCTGACCCGCATCTGCATTGGCTTAATAGCCATATACCTGCTGGTTTCCTTGTTTGTGATGGAGGCCCTCCATGATTAGTCAGCACTACGGTACCCAGACCGTTAACCGCGGTGCCGTTCAGCCAGGCATGCTGGTTAAGCATCGCGATGGCACTTGGACGGCATCAGCTCACAAGCGCGGCAAGTTGTACCTTCACCGCGGATGCGAGCGTACCTACACCAAAGCCCTGCTTATCGAAATCTACCTTGATGGACGCGGAAACGGCTTAAGCAACTAACCAACCAATTAAACCGATCTGCCTGGCTTCAAGCGGGCGGGATTCGTACATCCTACTTTCCGGCGTTCAGCCATGAACGCATACCTCACTTACGACCGCATTGAAGATCGGCGCTGGGTTGAGGAGCAGCTCACCGACGAGAAAGAGAAGTGGATCGACGACCGGGCGAAAGAACTGATTGCCATGTTCCCTGCGAAACCTCTGGAAATGAGCAGCTTGTTCCTGCCCCAGGAAGCCCAGTTTGCGCTTATCGGAGAAAAGGCCGAAGAGGCATACAACGAATACATAACGGCCTGCGCATATGCCCGTGCCGAAGAAGAATGGCAGCGTCAAGCGCCCTGCCCGTTCTAAGGAGTGATCATGAGCTTAACCCTTGTTGATTTCGTCAAACAACAGGAGCCGCTTTTCATTAAGGCGGCCACTGACGAGCGGATGGTGTGGGCGAAGGAAAGTCAGTTCGCCATCCAGCTATTTCAGAACAACGACTACCTCGCGAAAGTTGCATTGCAGAACCAGACCAGCACGCAGAACGCGATCATCAACGTTGCGGCCATCGGCATTTCGCTAAACCCAGCCCAGAAGCTGGCTTACCTGGTTCCGCGTAAAGGGGCTATTTGCCTCGACATCAGTTACATGGGACTGATGCATATTGCGCAGCAGTCTGGCGCCATTAAGTGGTGCCAGTCGGCAATTGTTCGCAGAAACGACCAGTTCCGCCGCGAGGGGCTCGATAAGCCGCCGATCCACATATACAACGACTTCGATACTGAAGAGCAGCGCGGGGACATCGTAGGCGCGTATGTAACGGTAAAAACTGACGACGGTGATTACCTCACCCATACGATGCGCATCGATGCCATCTACTCCATCCGTGACCGGTCTGAAGCATGGAAGAAGTACAAATCTGACAACAGTAAAAAGTGTCCATGGGTCACTGACGAAGAACAGATGATCCTCAAAACAGTCGTGAAGCAGGCAGCAAAATACTGGCCTCGCCGTGAGCGCCTGGACGCCGCCATAGACCACGTTAACACCGAGGGCGAAGAAGGTATCAACTTTACAGCAGAGCGTCAGCCTGAGCGCGATATAACGCCGCTTAGCGAAACCACGCAGAAAGAGATTAACGACCTGCTTGTCTCCTTGGATAAGACATGGGATGCCGATCTTCTCCCTCTCTGTTCACGCATTTTCAAACGCCCTATCTCGCAGCCATCCGACCTGACAGAACTGGAAGGTGTTAAGGCTCTCGGGTTCCTCAGGCAAAAGGCGGCAGCATGAACGCCAATCCACTTATGCCCGGTGAAAAATACGGGCACTTAACCGTCAAAGAATACTCGCACATGCTGAGAGGTAGAAGGATGTATCTATGCCTTTGTGTGTGCGGTAATTCCTGCCATAGGGCCGCAAATCAGCTTAAAAACAACTCAATAAGCAGCTGCGGATGCATGACAGGAAAAAACACCACTCACGGCCAGCGCAATACCCGCGTTTACAGGATTTGGAGCGGGATGAAAAATCGCTGCACGAACCCAAACAACAAAGACTTCGAAAAATACAGTCAGCGCGGTATCTGCGAAAGATGGCTGACGTTCGAGCTATTTCTTGAAGATATGGGGCTTCCTCCTACGCCTAAGCATCAGCTTGATCGGATGAATAATGAAGGTCCCTATTCAAAGGATAACTGCAGATGGGCAACCGTTACCAAGCAGGCGCAAAACAGAAGTACGTCGTTTTACTGGTTTATTGATGGATTGCGCTTTGAAAGCGTCGTATCTGCTGCTGATCATTTTGGCGTTAAACCAGCAACCATCCACAAATGGTGTAATGGCTACAACAATAGAGGGATAAACATCCCGCCGAGAGCCAACTGCCGTAAGGAGAGGAAATATGGATAGCAGCTGGCTCATTAGATTTGAGCAAATCTTTGGACCAATCGCACAAATTGAGCAAGGTAGCGAGACGTGGGCAAGGGCCAGACTCGGTGTTATCACCGCCTCTGAAGTCCATAACGTCATTTCAAAACCGAGATCAGGAACAAAGTGGACTGACAT